CGCCATCCACAGGCAGCGCCACCACACACGACACCAAAATCCGCCCCGGAGTCAGGTTCGCCGCCGATCCCCGCCGCACCGCCACCAAACCCGGCTCCTGAAGGTCCGCCACGAAGCCGATGATGCTGGATACTGGCAATTCCACCAGAACTTTGTCGCCCATCGCCAAAACATTGCCAATTCGGTCCTTCATTTCACACGTCTCCGTTTATCGAACTTCTATGGTGTGCAGTCTATAAAATTCAATCAGGGTTAGAAGAACTTCCGTGTCTACGGCGACTGACTTAATTCCGTTCGCTATGGCAAATTGGGCATTTAGCTCTAATTGGTCCAATTCTTTAAGTTCCATCACGCCTCCAATCCCCTCGCGTTTTTCCTCGCTTCACACTCAGCGTCAAATTCTCGTTTTTCCTGTTCATGTTCCTCCCACCACTTCTTATTTTCGCGCTGCTGCTCCTCTGTGAGTACAGGGGCTTTATACATCCCCACCACAGCCTCCGCCCGCATCCGATCACGCTGCTCTACCCCATTCGACCGCCATTCCTTGAATTTTGCCCATAAATTGCCGTTTTCATCGTACTCGAAACGCTTCCGCCAGTGGTCTACCTCATCCTGCTTCTGCCGTAGCTGGTGCTGGAGAGCCATCATTGACTTCTCAAGTGGACCGATAGCCCCGCGCCCCGGCGCGGGTGTAGTGGTTTTTAAGAACTTTCTATTCTTTTCGGTGACAATTTTGTCACCCACCCCCCCATGAAAGACTAAACCAAGCAATTTGTAAAGGTTAGGTGCGTTTCTAAAGCTCGAAATACGGCGTTCGATAATCTCCAGCAACCCCTTCAGCGCCATACTCCGCAGAAGCCGTTGCACGGTGCGCTCCGACCGCTTGATAGCCGAGGCCAAAAACCGGATGCAAGGCTCGACAATGCCGCGTTGAGCTAGGCCGATCAGGACGCCATACAGCCGCTCCTCGCTGGGCGTCAGCACTTCCCCGGTGTTGTAGGGCATGGGAGTGAACGCGAAAGAGACCCGCGCCAGCCGCCACGAAGGTTTGACGAAAGATTCACAGGCTAAGGTGTTGACATCGTTGCGGGCGTTTGATAGCGTCGTGTGAGGCACAGAAAGCTCCTGTTCTCCTAATGTCTTGGGGACGATTAGGCGAGGCACTACAGTGAGTTATTCGATTTAGGTGATTCAAGGTGGGGCTAGGGGTTGCAACCTAGCCTCTCTACCGTTAAAGGTTGAAGCGGCTGGAGAGAGCGCCGGGATTTACTTCCGACGAGAACTCACAGCCGCTTTTACTGCGAGCGGTTCCACACGACCTTTGGGGCGCACAGCGCCGGGAAAGAATCAATCTAAAATTTTGCGCGTTTTGTAGAACGTCCTGCATAGGCATTTCCCCAATTCCAAGGTTGAGGTCGGCAGGAGGAGCTTGGACTCCTCCTGCCACTGCGTTGAGGATCAGTCAACGTTTGGCCTTCAATTGTCCGTAGGCGACGACGCCCCCGACATTTGCAAAGGTATATGAAAATTAACGGTTTAAGTCAAGGTGGGGGTTAAGTCTTTTGATTCCTCCGTGGCAGCGGCATCTCTTCCATCACCCGGATCAACTTGGCAAAGGAAGCGCGGAGATGGGTGGGAACCTCGATCAGCGCACTCTTTTCGAGCTTCATCCCCAGCCCGAAGCGGAGGACCGATCGACAATCAATGCACACCGTAAAATCGCCCACTGTTGGCGCGTCACGACTGGTCATGTTGGTGACGCCATCGAGCTTATAAGAACAAACCGGGCAGAAGCACAATGGCATCTGCCCGGTGTAACCGTCTTTGATAAACGGATTCCACATCGCTATCCCTCCGCTTCACTCTCCTCCGGCCCGTCCAAATTCCAGCCAAGTTTCAATGAAAACCGCGTCTCCTGCAATCACATCACGCCGACCGTGTTTGTACAACCGTGTCGCCGCCACATTCAGAGGCTTGCGTTTCAACTTCCCTTCTTCGTCAATAGCGAGCCACTTGCCTTCGGTCGTCTGGACGACTTCAACGTAGCCGCCAACCAAAGTTTGTAACTCCGCAAGTTGCCAGTTCACTCCATTCGGCGGAGCCAAAACCTCCGCCGATCCGTCAGCCCGCAACAATGTCGCCATGTAGTTATTCTCCCTTCAACCGCAGTGTGATGACCGGAGGATTGAGATACACAGAGCCAAGACGCAAATTACCGCTAGTACCGTCTGTATAAATGGCTCGTTCGCCTCAATTCGCCCGCGATCTGTAGTTGCCTTAGCTGTACTTCGCCGCGCCCCTCGATAGGAGTCGAAACAGAATAACGCGGGGAGACTCAGCATAATCAAGTCGTTCAGATTCCAGTGAGATTGCCATAGCAGCCAAGCCATGAACAATCCCACAAAAACCAGCAATCCGCCCTGAACGACAGACCAATTCTTTGCAGGAAAAATTTTTAACACTTTTTCCATAACATCTCCCTCTAGCAGTAGGCAGCTATCGCAATCAACGCGATCACCAGAAGTATCCCCATGATGAGCAAAGCGGCAGGGGCAAGGTCCAGAATGAAAGCGAGTTCTTCCAGCACTTCGGGGTTAGCGATCAGGTAAGCGCGAAGTTGCCCTAGGCTGTAAATGCCAATCGCGTCGAGGAATTTGCAAGTGTTGAAACTGGGTGCAGCGCCGCCACTGGCAAAGTGATTGGCAATATTCGCCTTCAGAAGCTCCTCAGTGAAAAAGGTGTAGTTCGTCTCATCATCGGGATTCGGCCAGTCGGTGAGAAAGCCACCGCCGCCGGTATCACCACCACCGGGGCGATAAATCTCCTCTTCGGGGGGATACATCGAGTTTTGCCAGTCAACCCAACTAACCCACCAATACCAATACGTGGGGTCCCAAGATGGAGCTGCGGCGGCGCTTTGTGCGACGGCGGGTTGAGGAGCGAAGGCGAAGGCGGTAGCAGCGGTAGCTGTAGTCGCCAGTGAACGAGTCAGAAATGATCTTCGATTCATCAAGGCAGTTCTCCTATTTCCATTGTGTTGTTCTGCGTGGAGTTAAATTTGACCTTCCGCAGCCGGAGCCGCAGCAGGTATTAGGAGTTCATTGCAAAGTTCCGCGATGCGAACGGAGTTATCCACTCCGGCTCCACGCAACACGCCAAGCAAATAAAATAATTCATGGAGCGGGTCTTTCGGTTGGGGCTGTAAAGCCGCGTTGCTGTTGTTCGAGGGGCGATTATCCCTCGCGGGTGCCGTTGTCTTTGCCAAGGTTTATTCCTCTGCTTTCTTTTGTTTTGCTGCCTCTTTCCGCTTCAGCACTTTTGCCGCCTCGCGGACGAGGATTGTGGTTGCCCAACCGTTGAAGGAGATACCTTCCGCCTTCGCCGCATCGTGCAACAGGTTGTTATCGACCGACAAAAGGCGGATGGACTGGACAATCACGCCCGTACGCCGCCGTGACCGCCTACCCACCCCTTTCGCATAGGTGTTAATGGTGATTTTTTTTGCATTTCTTTTCATTGCCATAATTACTTTGTATTGGTAGAGTGTAGTTATGTCAAGCGAAATGGAAGATGTAGTTACTTTCACGGTGCCTTACCTCACCCCGCCCAGTGGCAACCACTACAAAGCGCCGTGCGCCTACCGCGACCGCCAAGGTCGCCCGCGCCGTGGCTTCAAACTCACCCCGGAGGCCAAGGCGTACAAGGAAGCCGTCGCCATCTTTGCTCATGGCCGCACCGTGGCCCCGCCCGATGCCAAGGAGAAAAAAACCGCCTACGACGTACGCATGACCGTCGTACTTGGACCCCGGCAACATGGCGATGAAGACAACTTTTTCAAGGTCGGAGTAGACAGTTTGGTAAGCGCCGGAGTCATCCACTCCGATGCTTATGCGCATTGCGTCTGTGACGTAGTACGCGATGACAGAGCTAATCCCCGCACCGAATACACCGTAACCAGAAAGGTAGAGAGATGTGGAAATAGTAATCACGGATGGAAGGTACGAATGGAGTGCGTGAAAGAGAAAGGCCACAGCGGGAATCACGAGGATTCCATCGGCATTTGGTGGAGGTAATTAAGCGCACCAAATACATCGTAACCAGAAAGGACAACGAATGACCCCCGAGGAACGATTAGACCGAATCGAAACGGCACTCGACCGACTAGCCGAGAGCCAAGCTAAAACCGAAAAAATGTTACGCGCAATGGGACGCTTCGCAATGGCGATTGCCACCGATCACGAAAAAAGAATTTTTCAACTGGAACACTTCGAGGACTGAATGAGGACAGATAACTACAGCAACGTAACCCCGCATTGCGTCATGTGCGGCAACGTCATCCCCGCCGACCGCCCCAAGCACGCCATCACCTGTAGTAAAGAGTGCAGCGACCTGCGGAAGAACTGGAGACGCAGCAAACAGGATGCGCGGGAGTGCCGCTATTGCCGCCGCCCTTCCTCACTGGCCGAGCGCAGCCGCTACCAGCGATGGCGGCGATGGGAAGAGAAGAACCCGCCGCCCGATGCCGAACTCAGCCCGGAGGAGCTTGCCGAGCGCGAGTATCGTAAACTCAACCCGCCGAAGAAACGCGGCCCGAAACGCAAACCCATCACCGAACTCCAGCCCGACACAGACGGCTACCCCGGTACAGAGCCGTTCCCTGAGGATGTGCAATGAATTTGAAGCAGCTACGGAAGCGTAACCATGAACTCATCGAGCAGGAGCGCCAGCAGAGCAAGGGCGCTACGTCCTACTGGTATCTCTCCTATGCCGACGAAGAGTTTCGCGGAGGCGTCATCATCCGCGCCTTTGGCTTCGTACACGCTTGCCAGCGGGCGCGTGACCTCAACATCAATCCGGGCGGGCAAATTCGCGGGTTCCCCGTCCCAACGCCACTAAACCCACCTGCGAAGTACGTTGACAAACTGCTATCGCGGCAGGAACTAGAGGAGTGTTTTGGAGCGTGAGCGTTCATTGGGAAGTGGAGATAATATCGCGCTCCGAGGGACGCTGGATTTCCCCGTTTCTGCCGATGCAGGAAGAACAAGAGGCGCGGGCACTCATGGCGCAACTGAAATACAGCAAGAGGTTGGTCAAGGTTCACACGGTACGAAGGGTGGAGGAAGAGTTTGAAAAAGAGAGACCGCACTAGTGAAGAAAAACAGTTCGATGGTATTATCAGAGGCGCTTTACTACGACTTGGGCCTAATCCTCCAGTCGTCGTCGAGCCAACCCCCTTCCCCTATGTCCTTGTTTGGGACCGACTAGGCCGCAAGGGGCAGCGAGTGAGAATCATTCGCCAATCCATCAAGACAGCGCAGATCAGGTTCGAGGACGGCTTTACAACCGTCATCGACAGAAAAGCCCTTCGGCGCGTCTAGAGCGCGTCCGGGGCGACCCGGAGGCGTGTCATGCTACTGGTTGTCGATATCCTGCTCGTCAGTCTCATCATCATGCCGCTCTGCGACCTCGTGTTCAATGAGCGCGTCCGCGTTCCCGTCAAAATCGTCATCTTGTGCCTCACCTTCGTATGGGTGTTGTACTGGCTGTTCTTCGCCGGAGGGAAACCCTATGCCGGGTAAAAAAGGAAAGAAAAACGTTGGCTCCAACATCCGCGAATTTACCAAAGGCCCGACCTTCAAAAAAACGGCCGCAAAAAAGGGCCGCAAACGTGCCTTGAAACAAGCCGTCGCGGTGGGACTGCGACAGGCCGGAGTAGCCCGCAAGAAAGCCAAAAAGAAAAAGAGGTAGAGGGATGGACTCACCCGCCGAATCCGCCGCCAAAGTTCTCAGCAGCAAGGGCGAGAAACTACACACTCACGAAATGCACATCCGCCGCTCAGACAATAAGGGCTTCATCGCCAAGCATGACCTAGCAAACAAGCACGGCGCACCGCCAAGCGATGGGCAAAAATCCAGTAAGGAATACACCCACTCCAACATGAAAGAGCTTCTAGCCAACGTGCAACAGCACATGCAGCAGCAACCGGACGAGCAGGATGAGCCAGAGGAGCCGCAGCCGGGGCAAGGGCCGATGCCGGAGCCGGGTGCGTAAATGTGAACCCGCATTTCAATTGGCGCAAACTCCGCGAACCGACCGCCGAGCGTGGCGACAATCACGCTTGGCGGGAGGAGCTAACGGATATCGTCTTGCACAAAGAGGAAGTGAAAGAGGACGGGCGGCGATGCTGCAAAACTAACCTGCTCGCTCTCAGCTACGTTCTAGGCTATTGCCTGATAGACGAATCCGTTCACCATGAGGCCATCGCGTTCTTCCCCGAGATTGACCCGGCCCAAACCGTTGCCGAACTCTACATCGGGCGCAAGCGGAGACGAACCCTGCTCTATCCGCGCAACACCTACAAGACCACCCTCGACAACGCCTACTGCGTGCAACTCATCCTGCATTACTACATGACCATTGCCATCCTGATTATGAGCGGAGGCAAAGAACTCGCCTTCGCCTTCGTGGATCAGGTAGCCAGCTTTTTCGTCAATCCCTCGCACCGACCGCGCACCCTGTTTCAATCCCTCTTCCCCGAACTGTGCGTACCCCGGCCATCGAAGATTCCGGGTCAATTCAATTGCCAGCTTCGCCAGCACGATCCCAAGATCATCGAGCCGATGCTATGGGCGAACTCCATCGACTCCAATGTGACCGGATGGCACCCCGACGTTTTGATTTACGACGACATCAACACCAACCGCAACTCGCGCAAGTTCGAGGGCCGCGTGGCCATCACCAAGGCGTACAAACTCACGCGCAAAATTCTCAAGCCGACAGGCTTCGAAATCAAAATCGGGACGCCCTATGGACTGGGCGACACCTTCTCGGATGAAGTTCTGACGGCCAGGCCGGGGAGCTATCATCGCATCTTCAAACCCGCGCTCCGGCTGTTGAACGGCGAACGCCTAGACCCCAACGGCTTCCCCGCCGAAACCGAAATCGAACTTCTCTTCCCTGCCATCCTCAGCTATGAATTTTTGCGCGAGGAATATGAAGCAGATTACGAATTTTTTATGAGCCAGTACATGCTCGACAGCTACGGAGCCGCCGAACTGGTTTTCACCGAAGCGCAGATGTTAACCGCGATGGTGGATGAAGACAAGGTGCCGATGGAGGGGCAAAGGTTCCTCCACTTCCGGCTACCCTGCCGGAGCATCAACTGGCTGACGACCTCCGGCGCGGTAGGCATTATGCACCGCAATCGCATGTATATCGCGGAGACTTTGCAAGGCCACTACAAGCCATCGGCACTCGCCAAGATCATCCACGACACCGCCCGGCGCAACGGACTACACAACATCACCATCGAGGAATCGCCGGGAGCGCGGATGATGCAAGCCGCAATCAATAACTACAGTTTAACAACGGGTTGGAGGATTCAGATCACATGGACGGAGTTTCAGGCCGACGCGGGAGAGCGCGATACCCGCATCCGCCATTTAGAGCCGCTACTTGCCTCCTCGCGTCTCTTCTTCTCCGATGCCCTGAAGACCAAGCCGCTCATCGAAGGTTTTGTGCAGTACGGCATGACCCCGGATGATGGCTTGCCGGATATCATCTCGCGGGTAGCCGATCACCTTCCGGTGAGCCTCGAAGCCGGAGAGCTCGCGGAGCAAGACCTCGCATGGGAGATGATGAGGGAACGCGACAAATTCTCCCTCATCTACGGGCGCGGAGCGTACTCGCCATCAGAGCCGGAGCCGGAGGAAATCGAACCGCAATCCAGCTACGAGGAACACACAGTCACGTCGAACGGGCTTGAAGTCTGGATTCCGGGCTTAGAATAAAACTTTCGCCTACCTTTCGCCCCTGTGAATTGCCTTAGTTGCAGTAACATGCGGAAAGGTACTATGATCCGGCAATTGATTCAGGGTTGCAGCGACCTAAATGTGGCGTTAAGCCTTCTCCCCCAATACATCCCGCCAAAACGGGATGTTATTAAAACCAACGGAAAGTGGCCGGATTGCTCGATCCGCCGACCCTTGAAACCCGTTCCAGCGCACAATCGGCGGTTTTGAGGGGGCGGCTATGGCCGCATCATCCGTATTGGAGATGAAGCATAACCCCCACGCCCCGGTAGCACCGGGCGACGTGACGACCTCTCCTGATCCGACCATCCCGCCGAAGTACACCGATGCCGCCGTCATCAGCATTGTGGTGCAGGACTACGAACGCGCCAGCGCATGGCAGAATGACCGCCGCTGGCCGCTGCAATGGACCGAAAGCGACATCCTGTATCAATCGCCCCGCACCCTAAGCACCTTTGAAGGCAGCAGCGTAACCCGCTCCAACGTTTCACGCTTTACGGTAGCCAAGCAAACAAATAGTTTGGCTCCGGCCATTACGTCAGCCGTGTTTTCCGATGCCACCCCGTTTCTCGTGCGGCCCCGCCCCGCCACCCATCAGGACACAGTAAGGGCATGGACCGATCTAGTCTCCGAACTGCTGGACGAAATCTTTTTCAAGCAAGAGTGTAGTTATGGGATTCAGGGGATGGTGAACTCCGGCACCGTCATCTTCAAAATCGGATGGGAGACGGAGACTAAGGTAGAGACCCACTACCGGAGAAAGAAAGCCCCGCCGCAGGTACCGATGCCGCTAGGCAAACCCATGACGGTGTTTACCGAGGAATCGGACGAGTTTGAAGCCGTCGAAGAAGAAGTCACCCGCAACCGTCCCACCTTTGAAAAGCTGGAACTGGGTGAAGTCTTCGTTGACCCGAAGTGGAAGAACCCGAATCAGCTATGGAAAGCAAAATTCATCATCCATCGCAACTACATCAACTACGATGACCTCACCCGGCTCCGTGAGAATCCCGACTACGACATCCCGAGCGATGAAATCCTCCGCCACATTTTTATGTCGGACGAGGAGCAAACCGAACCCATCGATGGCACCGAAGAAGCGATGACGGTCAACACCAGCGTTCATCACGCCGCCCGGCAGGATACCGACTGGACTGAAGACCCGTTGCTGAAGCCGATGCAGTTATTGGAATGGTGGGACAAGGGCCAAGTCCGCGCTGTGCTGCAACAGAAATGCGTCATCCGCAACGGCAAACACAAGATGCCGGAAAAGCCTTTTCTCAGCGCCAACTACTGGGACATCGAGAACAGCGGGTATGGGATGGGGGTAGGCCGCATTTCCGGCGCGGATCAAAGGGTCGAGCAAGGAATGATTAACGCCATTCTCGATATTTTAGCCTTCGCCGTTCAGCCGGAGTATGCCATCGCACGAGGGGCGAATGTGCCGACTCAGGACCAGCGGCGAAGGCTAGGCGGCATCCGCATGGTGGACGGGCCGGATGCCACCAAAGCGGTCTCTCTGGTGCCGCAGCCGCAGGTGCCCCCGGATGGATGGAGGGCGATACAGGCGGTTGTCGGTTCGAGCGAGGGGGCGACCGGAGCCGACCAAGCCACGGTACAAGGCGTTCTCCCCGGTCGAGGGAGCAGCGTGGGGCACTCCGGCACAGGAGCCGGGATGCTCCAAGCTGCATCAAGCGGGCGTCTGCAAAGCCCGGTTGAACGCTTCATCGACGGAGTGTTCCTGCCCTTCCTCAACTTCCTTTTTCAAATGGTCAAGGAGCGGATGCCGATACAGGAAATCCGCGACCGCATTGGCGAGCGCAGCAAAGACCTCGTGGCGGACTTTGGAGACTTTATGGCGACCAACGTGAAGTTCGAGACGTTGGCCGGAACCAAGCTGGCAGCGCGGGGCCGCATGGCGCAGGCGCTTCCCTTCCTGCTGGAAGTATTCGGCAATCAGGCGCTCATTCAGCAACTCACCCAAGTTGGTTACAAAGTCAACGTGATGGAGTTAGTCAAGATGGTTCTGGATATGTCGGAATGGAAAAATCGCGCCGACCTTGTTGTGCCCATGACGCAACAGGACATGCAAACGATGGCGCAACAGAATCCCGCCGCGATCAAAGCCCAAGCCGACGCCGCCCAACTCAATCAGAAACACCAGAACGATATGGAACTGGAAGACAAGAAAATCTCCGGGCGCATCGCCACCAAGAGCATAGACACCACCCACAAAACCTTAGTCGAATCCCCGCTCGAACGCGCCTCCAGTTTTGCCGAGCGCACCGCCGACGAGCGATCCATGCAAGCCAGTCAGTTCTACGGAACGTCAGGAGGAGGGTAAATGGACAGCGCAAAATTCATGGCCATCCCGCCGCGCTATCAACGCGCTCTTGAGATGCTGAGAGCGCAAAGGCTACACGATCCCTTTGGCGCAATCGGCAAGGGCGCTATGCGCGACGAAGATGATGTTTTCACGCTGGAACAAATCGTTGATCCGCTGTTTGAGCGCGGCCTCATTGAAGACCTCACATGGACAGACTTGAAAGAAGGCGGCAAATACTTCGTCCGCCTCACCCAGCTAGGCGACATCTGCCTCAGTCTCGGATACATGCTCCGCGAGACCCGCAAAGTCACACTGGCGGAGATGAGGTATTTGGCGGGACCGGAAGCAATAACTATATTGCGTTCTCCGACAATGGGCAGTGCCGCCACCGCTGCAAAACTGGCCGAACATGACGCCAGCGAAGAGAAAGAAGCCATCGCATGAAAGACATATCAGGACTCTCGGAATACAGAATTTACCGCGATAAGATCAATCGCCGTGGCCGGATCATATCGGCTCTTATCTTCACGGGTGTGGTGGTAGGCATGATCGTTTTTGGGGTAACAAAATGATCGAAAACTCCATCCGCAACGAGAGACGATTCGGAGTGACAGCGGAACTAACTCCGCTGCAACGCCGCAACCTGTTTCAAGTACGCAGCAGCGAGGTATGGCCCGATTTACTCGATGTGATGGAGATGTGCTGTATCGAAATCGAAACCCAACTCATCAACACCGCCGCCGACCGCGAGGCCGAAGTCTTGGCGAACCACAAAATGGCGAAGGCGGCATGGCAAATCTTCACGCACTTGCAGGAGAAGGTAGACAAAGAAATCTCTCTCTACGTCAACAGCAACGCCCAAAGCGCAGCGTTGCCGCTGCTAACCGCCGAGGAACAGTTGGTCGAAAACATACTCGATCCGACCCGACCGATACCCTTCGACGAAGCCAACTAAACGAGGAGAAACGGGTGATGAAATACACATGGCTCAACGACGGGGAACCCGATGAAAACGGCGAGTATATCGCCGTCATCGAAAATGCGGAGGGAAAGCGTATCTCAACCTTCAAGGGCAAGACCTACAAAGAGGTTGCGGATGCGTTGCTGCACTCTCAGGCCAACGCCAATCGTGAAATCAGCCGTCTCAGACGGCCCGACCGTGCGAGGGTACCCCTACCGCTCCAAGCCGAAACGAAAACACTAACCGCCGCCGACAAGCTCCGCTTATCGACGGATATTACCGATCCTGACAAAGTTGTAGAGGCCGTGACCGAAATCGTCACTCACGCGCAAGGCGCTCCCCCGCGTGAAATTACTACCCGACTCGCCAGCATGACCGACGACCAGCGCGACCAGTACTACAAAGACGAGGCCATCGCCTTCGTCCAAGCAACCCCCGACTACTACCCCGTACAACAGAATCGTGACAAACTCTTCGCTGCGTTGAAAGACAGTCAGCTAGACCTCACGCGCAACAACCTCGCACTCGTTTACCAAACCCTCTCCGACCAAGGCCAACTCATCGCATGGCCGGAGGAGCCAACGGATGGACCCAAACCTAACGGACAGATGCGCGAATCTTCGCCGGAGCCTAATCCTCCCTCTCCTACGAGTACCAGACCACGGAGCGTATCGACAGGGATTCGGGGCAGTGATGCATCCGCCACCGCACCCCCGCCGCCCGCGCCGAAGAAGATCACACGCGCAGACATCGAGCGTATGTCGAGGGCGGAGTATCAGGACAAATTGCGAGACCCAGCCTTCAGAAAAGCGGTTGATGCTTTAGGCGCGTGACTTCCCACAGAGGGGGATAGTCACATGCAAAACCTATCCGCAGCCGCCGAGTGCGGCAGGAAGTTTGCCAAAAATGTAGTAATTCCATTCATCGAGTTTATCGCCGCCATCGGCGGACAACTCTTCGTCTGGACCCATAGCGTGGCGCAGTATCGCGTACACGGAGCGTTGGCCGTTGGCGTCTCGCCAGCATCCAACTTGACCACAAATTTACCGCAAAGTGTAGTTACTTCGTTTGACAAGGTTTTCATCGAAAATCTTAAGGCCAATACGCCGTGGGTGCGCTGCACATCACGGCGAACGCTGGACGAGAACAGCGGAAATAAATTGGTTCTCTTCATGTATCAAAACCTTGCCGCGCCAGCTTCGCCGCCCACCCAGGCACCGGAAGGGACAATCCAAACCGGCTTGACCGTTTCGGTCGTACAGAACACATCCACCATCGGCAACTACGCCGATTATGCCAACATCTCCACCTACGCCATCCAAACCGCCATTGATCCGGCACTCGAAGCCCTTGGAGTGCAGATGGCCTATCGCTTGGCGCAGGTTATCAACATCATCATTCAGGCCACCGCCGACGGAGCCAGCGTAGTCGATGCGCTGGTAGCTCATGCGGCGTTAGGGACCAACCTTGTTGCGCAGGACATCACTTCGATGGTGCAGTCTTTGGGCGCTGTCAATGCCCTGCCCTTCGCCAACGGGCGTTTCACCGGAGTCATCCATCCCTTCATCGTGGGCGACATCCTCATCAGCACCCAACCCAACGGCATCACCGATGTTCTGAAGCGGAGCGCCGAAGGACAAGAGAAGTTGCGCGAACTCCCCGCGCCGGATGGCGACGAAGTAACCGTCATCGACTGGGGCGGATGCAGCTTCCATCAATCCACGTTGGTCAAACTGACCGTTGGAACCCCGAATAAATTGCGCACCTATGTTGTCGGAAAGGATGGCGTAATCGGGATTTCCTTCGGAGCGAAAGAGAACACGCAAATAGGCGATGGCGACTGGAGAAATTTGAACGTGTGGGTTCGCAGACTGACGGAGCCGAGCGGCTACGATCCGTCACGCATGATTGGAGGCTTCGCGTCGTACAACACCATGTATACCGCGACCGTACCCCCCGATCCTGTGATGCGTATCCGCTACTGTGACGCCGCCAGCGCCATTACCTAATTTTGGGGACGTGCCCCCCAAAAACAGAGGGGGGAGACGGAGGGTTTGCCAACCCAATCCTCTCCCCCTTTCACCCGAACTCAGGAGGATTGTATGCCACCACTCGACAGAGCCAAGATCACGGCAGACCTAGAGCAACTTCAACTGGAAGAGACGCAGGAACGAGTCTTTGAAATGCGCCGAAACAAAGCCGCCCGACTGCTACGTGCCGCCAGCCGCGACCGTGACATCCAGCGCGACCGCGCACTCACCAAGGCAATACAGGATGGATGCTGGCACAAGAAGGGCGGCAAGGGCGTAGAGATGATGTTGCGCGGCAACGACCATAACTTCGCCGTCATCAAGCACCAGCTTTGCCACGGCCCCATCATCATCATCTGCCAGCGATGCTCGAAGGTAGTCGAGCCGCCCGACCCGGCACTCAACGCGAAGACCGCCACCGCCCAGCAGAAGGCCGAATACAAGCGGCTTTATGACGAGTACCTTGTGTGGCTCAACCTGCCCACCGACAACGTAATGAGCGGCACCCAGCTTTTCGTCATCGGGGCACCGCCGCCACCGCCGACGATGGAAGCACCCGCAGCCTAAGCCGATGCCGAAGACCAAACCCAAGCCGCCGCCGAAGAAGAAGAAGAAGGCCGCACCACCACCCCGGCGACCGATCCGCGTAGTGCCGCCGCCGAAACCGAAGAAGCGGCAGCGCCAAGCCGTTCACGCAGAACCTACCTCGAAAGTGAGAGACACCATGACAGCAGAGCCAGCCAAAAAAACAGCGGACGTGAAGACCACCGACGAACCCATGAGCATGAAAGAGCGCCGCGCCGAACTTCTCCAACAGGCCGAGGACAACGAAGCCGCCAACGATGAAGCCTACGAAAAGCAGGTGGAGGCTAACAAGGACTTCGCCGCCAAGATGGAAAAGGCGAGCGACCCCGCCGCACAGGAACAAGCCGACGCCGCCGCCGCAAAGACAGCAGGAGCCAAGCCGAAGTACACACCCAGCCCCACCACGCCGGACTTCAAAGCGGGCCAAGCTTCAGGTTGATAACTACAGGGGTATGCGATGGGAAACAGCAATGTCAAGCTGATGGATATTGTGGATGAGGTTGCCGTGATAGGCGACCTCACCCCGGTTCTGAAAGCCACCGGAGGCTATGCCGCGCAACCCGCACTCTCCATCAGCAATACCGTGATGGGCGAGATGCTATCGGTGCGCTTTCCGTGGAAGTGGAACCGGGCCAAGATTCCTGCCTTCGTGCTCACCCCGCTGCAACAGGACTACGCCAGCATCACAGGCAACACGATTGGATGGCTGGAAAATGGCGCTCGTATCGACATCAACAACACGCAGGTTCCGCCGCCGTCATGGAAGGTTGCCGCCGTCCGCGACATCGAGATTGACAACTCCATTGGAGGCTTCCCCGGCGAAGTGTGTTGGTATCCGAACAATCAACTGGAGTATGGAAAATGGCCGGGGCCGGGCGTCGTCTACAGCAATCCCGTAGGACCATCAATCGCCAACACTAACAAGTGGACGAACATCCTCGACGCAGCCGGGAACATTCTTGTCCTAACGCAGTACGGCACCACTGGAGCCAGCGCACCCAGCGCAACCAGTGGTGCCGCGCCGGGTGTAGTTATTCCCGATGGTAGCTGTGCATGGACCGTAGCCGATCCCAACGCACAGGGCTTCCGCTTTCTTCCCCGGCCACCGTACGGAGGCAACGTTTGGCTGATACGAATCTTCGCGCAGATGAAGCAGCCGCCGCGCTTCACCAATCTAGGCCAGTTCATCGAGCCGATCCCCGACGAGTACAGCAAATGGTTCATCGACGGCTTCATTGCTTATAGCCACCGCTATTCCTCCAATCCCGCCGTACTCGCCCGCTTCCCGCAGATGAAGATGGCGTGGCTGGATTCCGTTGCCGCCGCCGCCCGGCAGGGCGACCGCGAGGACGAAGCAAAAGGCTTCTTCCCCGATCAGGCCATCCAGTCTCCAAGCTTCATACAAGAACAGGGCCCGTATCCCTATCGCTTTGGATGGAGGTAGACCATGAGCGTGACGCGGAACATCCAATCGAGCATCCTGTTTGCGTTGCCTTACATTGGCTATCAGCCCGCCAACATCTCCAACGGCGAGCCCGCGCTCTCCGCCGCCAACCTCATCAAGCAAACCATTCTCGGAGCGCCGTTCAAGTGGCCGTGGAATCGCATCAATTTTGAAATCCCCATCCCCACCACGGATGCCTTTGGCGATGTCGATGTGGTGCAGGATTATGCGGTAGTTGCCACGCGCTTTGCCTTCCTCGAAAAAGCATGGCTGACCGACAGCACAACCGGAGAAGTGAAAGAGCTTTCCATCGTTTCCAGCCTCGCCGCTGAAAGTGCAGTGATGCGACCGCAGAGCATCGCCGTACAAGCGCAGGACGACGACGGGGTAACCCTCAGAATCAATTCCCTGCCCGACCGCGCCTACCTACTTAACGGCTTCTACCAGCAGACCCCGTTGTTAGTTAGCTCGATGGCCTCGACCTGGGGGCCGATCCCCGACCACCTTGGCTACATCTACGACTGGGGATTTCTGGCAATGCTGTCCATGATTACCAAGGACGTGCGACAGACGCTCTTTTCACAAAAGTTTGTCTCCCACCTGCTGGGAGTGCAGGACGGCATTACCGCCACCCAGCGCAACATTTTTATTGGAGACTGGCTTGCGCTCATGGGTGAAACCGGACGCAACCAGTTGACCACCCAGCAAGGCGTACAAGCCCGGAGCGCGACCTAGATGGCCGGGCCGCTACAGATCGAGGGAGCGCAGGGCGCACCGAGCGACTACGCCCCGTTGCACGTCAACCGCATGGTGACGGGCTACTGGACTAATACAAACCCGCTCCGCGATGCAGCGA